ATCAAAGTAGAGTGCTCATCAAACGAATTGATGACGTTTTACATTCAACAAATGTATTCAGTCGGTAATAACGGACTCGCTAAAGCGCTAGGAATACACCCATCAAAATCCAGTCGAGATAAAGCCAGAATATTCGATTTAGCTTGCCAGTTGGTGAGTAAGTTCGGATTACCGCCTGACTCTGTAAATATCAGCGATAAGCCAACGAAAGTTGTTCTTGAAGGTGACTATGCAGAAAGGGTTATTCAGGCTCTTGAAGGGAAAGGGAAGGTTAAAAGAAAAGCCCCAGCGGACACTGAGGCTTCTCAACAAATGGACTTAATTTAACAACAACCCAATGAGGTAATTATGGCAAAGAAACGCCGATTTATCAACCAAAATCAAGAAGAAAGAGTACATCCTGATAGCCCTGATGGGCTATTGGTAGCAGCGGCAAAAAACAGGAATTTCGGCAAGCGATTTGTCGAAGAGTTTAGAAAGCAACAAGGAGGTCAGCATGTCAGCGGAAATAAAATATCTTGATGATTTTAGACCTGAGCCAGAGGTCATGGAGAGCAAAGTGGCTGACCTTGATAACGGCTACACCAGAATAGCGAATGAGTTATTAGATGCAATCATGCTTGCTGGGTTGACCAAGCACCAATTATTAATGGTTATGGCTGTGTGGAGAAAAACATACGGTTTTAATAAAAAAATGGATTGGGTTGGTAATGAACAACTTGAAAGCATGACAAAGATTGATAGCACTAAATGCTCCACCGCTAAAAATCAATTAGTTCGGATGAAAATCTTTATTCAGGAAGGTCGAAAAATTGGAATGAATAAGAATATTTCTGAGTGGGAAACTGACATTGACCAAAACAGTAAAAGTTTTACCGAAACGGTAAAGAATAGTTTTACTAAAACAGTAAAAACCACTTTACCGAAACAGTCAAACACAAAAGACAATAATACAAAAGACAATAAAGACAAGATCCCCCTTACCCCCATTGGGGAAAATATCGCCCTAGAAATTCTCGATTATTTTAACCAGCTAACCCATTCTAAATTTCAATCAACTGAACCCATCCTGAAAGCGCTTAACACCATCAAGGCTAAAGGCGAATGCTACACACCTGATGAAATTAAACTTGTGATGGAGTGGGCTGTTAAGACTTGGAAGAATGGAAAAGATTTAAAACCTCAGAGCTTGTGTCGAATGACTCGCTTCGATGGCTACCTTTCAGATGCGCTCAAGTGGAAAAACCGAGACGGTATCAATCCTGTCGATTGCCCTCATGAAGAGTTAATTAAAATCTGGAACAAATACGTTCCTGAAAGAGCCATTGATTTTCATGAGTGGACATCACGCAGACCTGCTTACAAAGATTTGGAAGCTGTCTGGAATGGAAAAACTAACAAAGGGCAGTGGCGTGAAGTAAAACACATGGACACCTGCTTCAAGCTGATATCGCAATCAAGTTTATTCACAGGCTTGCAAGACAAGGGGTGGTTAACTCTTGACTGGATCTTAACACCGACAAGATGGTCGCAAACCTACGAACAAGCCAAGCGCGAATATACCGAACGGAAAAAAGGGATTGTTTAATGGAAAATAAATTCACGGATTATTATTCAGAGCAGGCTGTCATTGGTGGGATACTGATTGCCACATCTGAAACCGAAGAGATTGCTATCTCAGCGATTGAAAGTTTAGTTGCTGATGATTTTACCTCGTCATCTCACAAAGCCATATTCAATGCTATGCAGAGCCTTGTTAGAAATGGCTCTAAGGTTGATTTGGTTTTACTGAATGGAGAGCTTGAACAGCAAGGAAACTCAGTAATTACTGGCGGGTTTGGCTATCTTGCTGAATGCACGAAAAACACATCAAGCATTCAAATGTTGCCCGGTTATGTTCAAAAGATTAAGGATCTAACCACAGCACGCAAAACACTAGCTGTTCTCAATGAAGGCATTGCGAAGATTAGCTCATCAAACGTTAGTAATCTTGTTGATGTTGTCGGTGAGGTTCAATCCACAATCTCATCAATGGACACAGGTAGCGTTGTTGAAACACAGCACATTATGGACGGTGTCAATGAGTCGATAAATATTCTTGAGTCGATGATCAATGGTGATATCTGGAAATATAAAACTCAGTTTGGCTTACCTGATATCGATAAAGCATTTGGGGGATTTAACAATACTGACTTGATTGTTATTGGTGGACGTCCAGGTATGGGTAAAACCATGTTCAGTACAGCAATATCAAAAGCAATCGGATTGAAACAAAAGAAACCCGTTGTTTTTTATAGTCTCGAAATGCCGTCGTGGCAGATATCAGAACGAATTTCATTTCATCACGCAGGGGTTAACAAGCAAGACTTACTTGGTGAAGATAAATCTAAGATCAACATGGATGAGGCTTGGGCTAAGTTATCTCATGCACTTGCTGACATTCAGGAATCACCGATTTATATCAATGACCGACCATCAATGAGCATTCATGAAATACGTGCTGACGCTAGAAAAATGCACAAAAAAACGGGTGGTTTAGGTGTCATTATCGTTGACTACTTGCAGAAAATGAAAATGACCAACCCTGAAAACATGAATCAGTCAGTAGGTGAAATTGCAACAGGACTAAAAAACCTCGCAAAAGAGCTTAAATGCCCCGTAGTCGCACTTGCACAGTTAAACCGTAACTTAGAGCAACGAACCAATAAGCGCCCCGTTAATGCTGATTTGAGAGAGTCTGGCGTTATCGAACAAGAGGCTGACGTTATCTTCATGATTTATCGTGATGAAAAATATCACCCCGACACTAACCTGAAAGGTATCACTGAGGTTATTTGCACAAAATCACGACACGCACCCGGTGCAGAAAAAACATATTACTTCACTAATGCTCGCGGTGGTTTAGATCAGGCTGTTTTAAGCAATATAAACAACGAATACGCAGATGATGAAATTGAGTGTTAATACGCAAGAGGATTTTTAGATGAACATAATTTTTCACAAAAATAGAAACTGGCTACAAACTCCACAGATTACAGCTCATGGACTGCTAATGGATAGCAAGCGCAGATCCATTTCAGTGCCTGAGGAAAAACGCCTTGCTCGTAAAATTCGCAGTTGTTATCCAAGAGGTAAAACATACAACAACTTAGAGCGAATTGAATATTTCAGTAAGCGAGGTTATTAGATGAAATGGCATCAAAAAATGCTTGTCAGGGTATTTAGTAGCAACATCCTGACGTTTCTATTTCAACTCATTGCTTGGTGTTCGGTATCGCTTTTAATCGCGATAGATAAATTAGGCGAGTTTAATCTTCATGTTTATCTAGGTTCATTACCAATAGTGATCATTCAGGCGTTAGTGATGACATGCCTAATTAGGTGGGTATTTAAGTTTTGTACTAAAAATATCGATATCAATCATAGAGGTGAGTGATGAAAGGAACAACGCTAAGAGAGCTGAATAGATCATACCATCGGCAAGCTAGGTTTATCGCTGGTCGATATATTCATGCCAATTTTAGATATTTCACAGACAAAACAGACTCAATATTTTTTGAGCTTGAGGTGGTAGCCGATAAACATAGACCACGCGGAAAAGCATATTTGCGATTAATGGAAATTGAGAATTTAACCAACACCATGAAGTTTAAAGCGTTGCAAGAAAAAATTCGCCAGCAGGAGGCATCTAATGCAGGGAACTAATTGGGTTAAGACAAAAAGCTAATTACCAGAAGGTGGTCAGTGGTGTGCTGTTTGTGTTGACGGGTCAGCGTTTGATGTGGCTTTTTATGACGAAAATTTACGTCAGTTTCAAGCTGATGTTTACAGCTATAGCCATGAGAGCGTCAGCTACTGGATGTCACTCCCACCAAAGCCAGAGGGTGAATGATGGAATCACCACTTGCACGAATGATTAAGCAACAGGTGTTCGACACTAACGTTGCTCGTTTAGTTAAGCTCAACGATGAGCAATGGGATTTCATACTGAATGACCAAGATGAGTGCGCGTGGGCTGGCGGTAACTACTACGGTCACGATTATCATGAATGGGAAATTCTCATAGCTCACGATATTAAATACGTTCAAACAGGATTGAGAGAGGCGTTGATATGAAGGAACTCAAGAAATGCCCGTTTTGCGGGGGTGAAGCTTATATCCAAGATTGGAGCTTGAGGACTCGCAGTAGATATAAAATTGCATGCAAGCGGTGTGATGTTGAAACTCCAATCTATGAATCGGAACAACAAGCCATAGCAGCATGGAACAGGAGAGCTAACAGTGAGTGATGGAATAATACATATCAGCCGTTATCGGATGTATCGGCTCAGATTAAATGACGGGCGATATATTTATATGTCATGGCATCCATATTGTGGGCCTACTATTTTCAAAGATAAACATGAAACCCGATGGATTGAGAATTGGTACGAAGACGAGCAAGTAGTTGACGCTGTCAATTGGTTCGTAAACCGAGGGAAGAAAGCATAGGAGGCTAACTTGGAAAAAGCCACAAAGTTTCTTCTAAGAAATAAACGAATACGAGAGAACCTAATAGCCACAATAAATGCTCTACCCCTCAACGAAGAATTCCCCCTAGAAGTAAAAATCTCAGAATCCAGCCGAACACTACCGCAGAACGACATGTTTCATGCGCTATGTGGTGATGTATCAAAGCAAATGACCCTCAACAATGAACCACTGAAATTATGGCAGTGGAAGAATGTTTTTGTGTCTGGTCACTGGATGGTTACGACAGGTGCGAAAGAATCACCACTAATTCGTGGTATTGAAGGCGAGCTATTAAACATACGCGAGAGCACGTCTCAAATGGGCAAGAAGCGCATGAGTAGCTTAATTGAATACTCAACAGCTTGGTCGATACAAAGTGGCGTAAAACTGCGTACGAATCGTTATGAATATAACTACTACGGTCACAGGGAGTAATGACTATGACAGACAACGTAAACAACCCATCACACTACGCATCAGGTGATATTGAATGCATAGATGCCATAAAAGCCAGCATGACCAAGGAAGCGTTTCTTGGCTACCTCAAGGGCAAT